TGTCTGACGGACGCGGAATCGGCGTCTCGGATTATTGTTGCTGGGCTTATTCGCTCTTGGCCTTAAAGGGTGAGACGCTCCCTCCTACTTGGCGGCAGTGGCTTAAAGAGAATCTGTCTATGGAATGCGCGCCAGTAGGGGAAGAAGAAATGCCAAACCCTACGGACGCGGCTACAGGCGACAACTCGCTGAACTTGTAGTCGCGACCGGGTGGGCTCCCACTTTCTACTCTGACACATTTGACACGCGAGACTTAACTACCATTATCGCAGTGTTAGAAAAACAGAATAAGAAAAGGTGACATGGCGGACGGGATTGAAACTCGCATAGAGGTCTACGGCCTTAAAGAAGCCCTCAAAGAACTAAACAAAATAGACAAATCTCTTCGGCGTGAGATCACCAAAGATTACAAAAGGATTACAGCTGGACTCGTATCTGACATTGAATCCGCTATACCTCTTAATTACCCTTTGTCAGGTTGGCAAAGACGCTGGACTCTTCGAGGATCTTATGAGGTCTTTCCTTGGCCTACGGAGCACAAAGTCAAAGCGTACATAAACACAAAACCGCCAAAAGCCTTCCGAGCAAATACCGTAAACTTGACAACTTTTGCAATTAAATGGATTGGCGCGGCGGGATCATTCTTTGACTTTTCAACAAGTAACGCTATGGGTGCAGCTTTAACAGCCAAGTACGGAGACGCGTCGAGAGTAGTATGGCGTCAATATGAAGCACACAAAGACGATCTCAATAGTGCTATGGAAGATCTAGTGGATCGCGTCGGCGCAGCCACAAGTCGAGACTTGAAAGCACAATAGTCATGGCTGTAATTCTTCCAATAATTTCAGAATTTGACGCAAAAGGAACTTCGCGCGCTATCAAGGAATTCCAGTCTCTTGAAGGCGCGTCCGCTAAAGCGTCCTTTGCCATGAAGAAAGCTGCACTTCCAGCCGCAGCCGCGATCGCAGGCATCGGCTTCGCTCTAGTTGGTGCTACCAAGGCGGCGATGGAAGACCAAGCCGAACAGGTACAACTTGCGCTTGCTTTACAAAATGTCACTGGGGCAACTGACGACCAGATCCAAGCTACGGAAGACATGATTTCAAAAATGAGTCTTGCGTCAGGAGTTGCGGATTCAGAGCTTCGTCCGGCACTAGCGTCGCTCGTTCGAGGAACTAAAGACATTGAAGAAGCAAACAGAGCTCTTGCTCTTGCACAAGACATCTCTGCGGGATCAGGTAAAGATCTTGCAACCGTCTCTGATGCGCTTGCCAAAGCTTACGGCGGCAACATGAAAGGACTTGCAGCACTTAGCCCAGAAATTAAAGCGATGATTAAAGACGGTGCATCTCTTGAGGATGTGATGAATGTTCTTGGCGGATCGTTTGGTGGAGCATCAAAAGCCGCTGCCGACACTGCTCAAGGTGGAATGAAGCGTTTAAGTATTGCTTTCGCGGAGACGAAAGAATCTATCGGTGCGGCTTTACTTCCAGCACTTGAAGCCTTACTTCCAGTTTTTATCAAGTTTGGTGGATGGGCACAACAAAACACCAAACTACTTCTTATTATTGCAGGCGCAATCGCTGGAGTATCGGCGGCGGTTTTGTTATTTAATGCGGCTGTCAGTATCGCAACACTTGTCAATACTCTCTTCGCGTTAAGCCTTACCGCCGCGCAAATAGCAATGGTCGGATTTATTACTCTTGGCGTTGCAGTATTAATTGCCGCTTTGGTCGCGCTCTATTTTAAGTTTGACATTGTGCGAAAGATCGTGGACACAGTATTTGATGCCATGCTTGCAGGCGGTAAAGCGGTCTTTACTGGACTTACCCTTCAATTTACTGCAATTTACAACATCTTTAAAACACTATTTAATGGCATTGCCAAACTTTGGAACAACACGGTAGGCAAACTAGAATTCAATATCCCTAAATGGGTGCCAGTAATCGGTGGCAATGGCTTTTCCGTTCCAGATATTCCTTATCTGGCACACGGTGGAATCGTGACGGGGCCAACGCTTGCAATGATCGGCGAGCGTGGCCCCGAAGCGGTCATCCCATTATCAGGACGCAATTCTGGTATGGGCGGAAACTACACAATCAACATCAGCGGCGGACTTGGCTCAAGCGCGGACATCGGAACAGCTGTCGTGAACGCTATTCGAGCATTCAATCGGACGAACGGCCCAGCGAACATACAGGTCGCCTAATGGCAGGCGTAGCGGTAATTGGATCAGGTAACTACGACCTAGAGATTGACACCGGGTATCTTTGGGACTCGTTCATTCTTGACGACACTGTAAAAGGCGTATTAGACAACACTCAATTTGTCCTTGATGGTGCCTCACAATATGCGCCAGTCTTAGACGGAACTATCTCACTTACAGCAAAACGCGGACGCGCCAACACAGGAGATCAATTCCCTTTCGGCACAATGAACTTCACACTTAATGACACTCTTGCGGACGGAGTGTTTAACCCATTTGACACAAGTAGTCCTTACTACGATCCCAACAACGCTCTGCCGGGTCTAGCACCACTTAGAAAAGTCCGCTTTTCTAGATACGACTCACTGAATGTAAAAAAGTATTTGTGGGTGGGCTACATCGTGAATTATGACTACACTTTTACACTTGGCGGACTTGACACGGTAAGCGTAAATTGTGCCGACTATTCCTATCAGTTGGGACAGACTTTTCTAGCTGAATGGAATGTCACAGAGCAGCTTTCAAGCGAGCGTTTTGATGACTTGCTAGATCTACCAGAAGTCGCTTACACGGGCTCACGGAGCATTGAGACAGGCGTGGCGACCCTTGGCGGTGCAGCAGCTTGGACAGTTCCGAACGGAACTTCCGTTGCAGGATACGCCGACAAAATTAATCAAGCTGAACAAGGCAGAATCTTCGTAGATCGAGAAGGCACAATTACCTTCCAAAAGCGCATTGGACAAGTTTTAGGAAACCCCGTTGCAGAGTTCCACGACACAAACCCAGCCACCGAAATCGGCTATTCGGCTATTGACATTTCATTCCAAGCCGACACGGTTGTCAATCGTGCATCCATTCAGCACGCTGGAGCATCATCCCCACAAGTCGCCGAAGACCTTGCATCTCAAGCCGCCTACCTTGTGCAGACACAATCCATCACAGACTCGCTTTTGCACAATGACGCCGCAGCTCTTACACTTGCCGAATATCTTATTGTTGGCGATCCTGAACCGCGATTTAACTTCCTTGGAACAGAGTTCCCCGGATTATCTACAGCCGACCAAGAAACACTTGCCCTTCTCGATGTCGGCAATGTCATCAACATTCAAAAATCCATTACAACCTCGGCAGGCCCAACCCAGTTCGCCCAAAACCTTACAATCGAAGGACTTGAACACCGACTTACTTTGTCCGCAGGTCACGCAGTCACCTACTTTACAGCACCAACCACAATCGTCTATGAGCTCATTTTGGATGACATTGTGTATGGTCGCATTGACGAAGACAATGTCCTAGGATAGAAACATGGCAGCAGTAACAACCCTTCCCGCAGCGTTTACCGTTGGACAAATTTTGACGAGTACGCAAATGAATAATTTGCGTGGCGCGTTTCGTGTTTTGCAAGTTGTAAGTGCAAATGTTGCTAATGGTTCGGGCACAACAATTAGCACAACAACTTACACGGCAACAGGTAACACTGCAACAATTACACCGTCATCGTCTAGCAGTAAAATCTTAATTATTGTTGCACAAGCAAACCGAAAAAGTAACGCTAATGGTGGTACGGAAGCGCAATCGCGTCTTTATCGTGGCGCGTCAGCAATTGACACAAATCAAACTTACTCAACTTGCTATACAGGCACAGCGTTAGATTTAAGAGTTATGAACGCAGTAACATATTTGGATAGCCCGTCAACTACATCGGCAACTACTTACACAATGTACGGTTCAGCATCCGCTGGCACAGCGTCATTTGATTATTTTGCTGCTGGCTCAATGACTTTAATGGAGATTTCCGCATGAGACCAGAGGAACAAGAACACAACGAATTATTGCAAAAGTTGTATGACGCAGGATTTGATAGTGGTTGGGCTGTTCGTGACGGTGTACTTGTGTTGTGGGAACATGAAGAAAACCCACCGAAACCGTTTACACGCCCAGAAAAATAATGCAAGCGTTATGGGTTGCACTAGTCGCAGGCGGATTTACCGTCTTAGTTGCAATAATTAACCGCGCCGACAAAACAAGCCAAAAAGAACACGCAGAAACATACAAAGCATTAGGCCGCATAGAACAAAAAATAGATGGGCATGTCACAAACCATGAAAAACGCTAAAGCACTCTTATCAAGTTACGCACGGTCAGTAATCGCCGCAGTGCTCGCGGTCTACATGACAGGCAACACATCACCAAGCGATCTAAGCAAAGCCGGCATCGCAGCACTCCTACCGCCGCTTATGCGCTGGACAAATCCATCCGATAAGGCTTTCGGTCGTGGCAATAGTTCCAGCAAATCCTAAAATCCCAAACTCGAGACCGTACACAGGGAACTCCGACGGAGCATCCGATGGCCCTCGGCAGGGCATGGACGAATGGATTCGACAAGCAATTAAATACGGCGACGGATCTTTCTGGAATAACGGGAGTTACGGCGTGAGAAATATGAGGGGTTCCGAAAATTTGTCAGTGCATGCCACAGGGCGCGCAGTAGATCTTTCTTACCGCAAGTCAGAGCAACATCCGAACGCCAGTCGCAAAGGATCAGTCGCCTTCCTAAACATTGTTATCGCTAACGCGAACGCGCTTGGCCTTGAATGCGTACTTGATTACATCGCCCCGTTCGGAAGGGGCTGGAGATGCGACCGACAGAAGTGGCAAAAATACACTAAAGAAACTATTCACGGAGTTCCGGGCGACTGGCTTCACTATGAGATCTCGCCTGCGATGGCAGACTCCGCAGCCCTTGTCAAACAAGCCTTTCAGAGAGTGTTCACCGAAATCCCCCAATAGCGCGCACTGATCCTCTATGGTCGAAGTACCGACGATAGGAGTAAAAACATGACCGAGCCGAAAGTCTTTATCTACGAAGTAGGTAGATGCAATTTAGACAACGGACAAGAGATCCTTGTTCAGATCTTTCGCCACGAAGACACACACACAATCATCCGCGCACAGATCGCCTTTCGCACTTTGGCGGGCGATAGCTGGGGAGTACCTACAGAATTGGACTTTGGAAAATGAGCTATTTAACAATCAAAATCTTTGCATGGGTAACTTTGGGACTTTGCCCTTTTGTGCTCCTCTGGGACGCTTCTAAGCCGCCTGAGAGCATGTCTAGGGTCAGTGCCGAGACCGCCTATGCCACGATCCCGCTAGGGACACTGCCAGTCGTAGTCACACCCCCCGTCACTACCCCGGCTACGGCTTGCGCGGGAGCTCTCAACCTTGCTTTGAGTGTGGGATGGCCTGCGACCGAGACACCGACTTTGATGCGCGTCCTCAAGCGTGAGTCAAATTGTACGCCTAGCGCATTCAATCCTCGAGACACCTCGGGCGGGTCTTATGGGTATATGCAAATCAACGGATTCTGGTGCACCCCTTCGGCATACTGGCCCCAAGGCTGGCTCCAAGCGAAAGGAATTTTGACAGTGTGCGACGAACTATTTGATCCACGAATAAATCTCATCGCCGCTCTCGCAGTGTGGCATAATTCTAACTGGTCACCTTGGAACCTTCCGAAGTGACCGAAGAGTCCTATCCCGAAACTGGCATCACACAGGAGACAAGAAAAATGTATCCCGAAAACTATTCCGACAAATACAACAAAGTATTCAAAGAGTTTGTAGACGACATTATGAAACCACCGCTTCCGATAGATCGTCTTGAAGATCATTCAATTCTGCTTGATGAATTAACTTTGATGTATGACGCACACATGACAATCGGCGGAGAACAAAACCGATTTAATGCAAGCGTTATTCGAGCCGCAATCAATGTGATTATCTCATGCACAAAATAACTTGCAAAAAATGTGGTCTTGAAATGATTGGAACTGTCTACAGCACCAACACTTCAAAGATCCTTTGGATGCATCCGGGCTTCAAAGCCTGCGCGAAAGTAAAGCCGATCCGATGAGCGACCTACAACTCTTCGCACCGACACGCGGACTCGGCGCATACCGAGAAGAATGTGCAATAGACCGAAACACCGTCATCATCTCACCCAGCGCAAAACCGACTTCTGCTCTTGCAGCTCTGCGCGCGTTGCCTAAG